TATTGTGCCGTCAGGTACACCACCTACGGCTAATCCTCCGATAGTATTTGCACTACCATTTAAAACTAATGCCATTAACTAATTACCCAACGTCCGTTTACAGTTACAGTGCATCCCGTTAAGGTTATAGGACCGACACTGTGTGCCCCTTTTCCTGCTGCTACAGTGTAGTCATCAGTTATTTCATCATCATTAATATAAATAGCTCCATTAGCTACTGTGCTTTCTACATTAGACCAAGATAAAGCTGCTGATCCATCTGTAGTAAGTGCTTGACCTGATGAGCCATCTGCTGCTGGAAGTGTCCAGATTTTATTATTTGCTACTGTTGCAGGACTTTTGAAACCTACATACTTAGAAGAATCAGCATCATTTAATCTAAGTTCTCCTTGATTACCAGTAACGAAGTGTCCTTTACACCAGATATCAGTATCTTTAATATGTGCAAATTGTGCATTATCAGAACCACTATCATCATGCCAAAACTGAAGTTCTCTACCAGTACCAGTTAGTATTTGTAGAGGTACATCAGATATATAGATTTGACCTATGTTACTAGATCCATCATATGCAATCTTTAAATCTGAACTATTACCCCAATTAGCATATACTCCATCATTAAAGGTTACACCATTAGCACCACCTACTCCTGCTGGTACATCAGCCCATGTCATACCACCTGTATTACCAGATTGTTTAGATAGGAATTGCCCATTAGTACCATCATTGCTGATATTCATCTTAGCTTCAGTAACTGTCCCATCAGCTGGTACATTAACTGCTACTGCAGAACCACATTTAGTTACATATAGAGTTGAACCACTTGGAGGAGGATCACAGAATCTAATACCATCAGCTCCATCTAAATGGAAACCTTCATTAGAACCACTCCAACCACCATCATTAGGTTTCTGTAAGACACCATTTAATACTACTAATAATTGGGCAGCTTGAGATATACTAGCATCTGAAGTACCTTCAAATAAATCATATTGATCATTTGATCCATTAAATGTAGGACCAGAACCATCATGTGCTTGACCGTTATCTTTAATACCTAATACTTTAAATTCACCTACTGATGTTACTTCTCCCCATGAACCACCTGAGTCATATGCACCGTCATAGACGTACATTTTATTGGTTCCTGTATCAAAGAATAGATCTCCATCATCATTAGATGAATGATTATTAGCTGTTCTAGTACCTATACGATATCTACTATTAAAGTCATTTATATCATCACTTAACTGTACAAAGTCTGATTCTTTTATCATTACCTGATGGTAATCATAGATCTGACCAGATCCAGTGGATTTAACCATTAGACCAGTACCAGCTCCTAAGACATAAGGATCAGCGTTTCCACCAACTCCACCTCTTAGTTCAGAAGGGAAGCCATTGATTGTTACAGTTGTATTATCAAGTGTATCAGCATTAGTAGATACACCACTTGAGTTAATAGATATCCCTGCAGCATCTGAAATACTGATTACAACACCAGCAGCAGCTTGAGTATTAGGGAAAGATTCATCATCTGCTATTACAGAGAAACCACCTAGAGGTGATATCTGTGCAGCTACATAATCAACAACAGCTCCTGAAGTTGGTACGTGAGAATCACTATCTGATATAGTTGTCTGTTCGCAATCTAGCATACCGATTTCAACGGTATTAGCACCAATTGCAGATACACCAGCATTATTAATGGTTATATCACCAGATAATGCTACTTCAGTTGCTTTATTAGAACCATTACCAACTAGTATCTTTGAACTATCTAGGTTCTCTAGTTTAGTAAATTCAATAGCTGCTCCAGCTGCAACAGAAGCATTAACTACAGCATCAGCTGCAAGTTCATCTGCTCCAACTGCATCATCAGCTAAATGTTCATTATCAATACTTGCTGCAACATAGTGCTCAGAATTGATAGAATCATCAGCTATCTTTGTACCATCTACAGCATCAGCTCCGATCTTTGCAGCAATAACAGAACCACTTGCTAAGGCTGTAGCATCTACAGACCCAGGTGCATAATGCTCTGCATCTATAGAATCAGCTGCTAAGTGTTCTGAATTAACAGCATCATCTGCTATTCTAGTTCCATCTATAGCATCTGCTGCTATATCAGCTGTAGCTACTGCTCCATCAACAATCATACCTGATGTAATGGAATTAGCTTTACCTTCTATTAAAATTGTACCAGATATATCTGGAATAGTAATAGTTCGATCAGCTGTTGGATCAGTTACTGCTAAAGTAGTTTCATAATCATTATCAGTAGCACCTTCAAATATAATACTAGCATCCTCACCTATGGTAAGATCACCAGTCATTGTTCCACCAGTATTAGCGAAATATCTATCGTTTATCTCTTGTGAAACATAAATGTTTTGGGTAGAATTATCATTTAGATCTTCAGACTTAATCGCTGAACCTGGGTAGAAGGTAGCAGCAAGGCTGTCAATATTTGTCTTTCTAAGTATTTTGATTTTTACTGCAGATTTGGGAGCACCACCAGATTCTTGTGTACTGGTTGCTCCTCCACTGGGGGCGGTAAATTGAATTGTTGTCGCATTGGCCAAAGACCAATTCGTAGTAACCGAGGCATTAAGTTGAACTTCAATGTCGGTACTCTTAAGATATGGAAATGTGAATGAGTAATTGGTGGTGGAGCCATTACCTGTGTAAGACGTTTCTGTAACAGCCATAGTTGCTTGTTATTTGTTTCCGTATTGTAATAGTTTTCTTTTATCTTGCATAATTTTCTGTACTTCTATTGCTCTATTTACATTACCTGCTTTCATTGCTGAATCAGCCAGAATTTGATTTAGTATATGTTGAGATATATGACCATATTTATCTGGTTGTTCACGAGCTAAGATAGCTAATTTAATTTCTGCCTTCCTTTGTGCTTCTCTAAGTATTGCAGTAATTTCTCTATAAACTGGTAAGAGTTTTGTTTTTAATTTTATATCAAGATCATCTGTACCTTGACTGGTTTTACGGTGTGCTTTAATCTGAGCTATTTGGGACTGGTATTCCTTATTCTTCATTAAGCTTATAAGCTTTTTATAAGGCTTTTGTTCACCAATGAAGTCATAGATAAGTTCACGCTCTTCAATAGAATAAGTATATTTACCATTGTAAGATTTTTTAATCACACTTATACCATCCCATCCTGATTCTAATAACCATTGTCTCCAAGGTTCAGCTGTACCACTTATAGAAAATGGATTTATTGCGTTTAAAACTTTAAGAACTGGATTATCTACATCATTAATAGCGTCACCTGTCCATATATCTTTACGTGATACTAGAGTAGTATTTAATCCAGGTAATCTATTTTTAATATAATCTTGAACACTACCTTCAATATCTTTTAATGAAGGTGATATGGCTTTAGCTGTTACACCAGCACCACCAGACATTGGTAAATAAGATCTAGCACTATTAGCAATCAGACGGTTCCATCCATTAAAGTCACCATTTAAACCTGCTAGTAATGGTTCTAAACCTTGTAAAGGAGTTTCATTTAGGAATGTAGCAGCTATACTCCAAGTAATTTTTGCTTGCCAATCCTCAATTAAAGCTTGATCTAAATCTGCTCTATAGTAAGCAAAATCTCCTATCATACTAAGTACTTGTTCTACTCCAAGGATACCTTCATAACTTACCCATTTACCAGCTATATTAATAGTCTTAGGTATATAACCCATTTCATCTCGTTCTTTAGTTCTACGAGATGCATTATAATGACCATTACCTCTAATATTACCAGACATAGCATAGTGATATAGTGTACCTACAAGCATACCACTAAATGCCATTCTACCAATATATTCAGCTCTAAGATTCTCGAATATAACTCTAGCATTAGGTGTACTAGCAAAATCAATACCATGTTCAGCTAAAGCTGTAGTTATATCTTCATCAGTTTTAGCCCATATAGTTTTACTATACTTATTAATACCAGGAATTGCTTGAATAGGAGTGTATGATGCTGAGTTCTTGATCCAGTTACTACTGGTTCTTGGGAACATCATGAAATCCTTTAAGATAGGATAAGCAGTTGTACCTTCATTTAACCATTTAGATAAACCATCATCTATATTTAATGATATTTCACCTGTTATAGCTTTTAATGTTTTATCTTTTATAAGACCGTTTTCATCAAACATAGTCTTATAATGATTCATCTCTGCTTTTGTTATAGCATCCTTTTTAAAGTAACCGAATTCAGAGATTACATCATCATACGCTCTAACTCTAGAAAGATAATGTGCTAAATGAGTACCAGCAAAAGCATCTGGGAAGACAAGACCTGTCATACCATATCTTAATGCTTTATTCTTACCCATAGATTGTAACATCTCAGCTGTTCTAAGTTGAGTTAACCTGCCCCAATTACCATCTTCTAGATAAACTTTCTCCATATCTTTCATTATACTCCAAGTTTTACTTTCTTGGAATATGAAATCTTTTCTGAAAGATTTAACAAATAAATCAGGATCTTGATGAGCTTTCTTCATCATACTAAAAGCATCATTTAAAGCTCTACGGTTAGTCTCAAATAAAGCTGTATTATAATATAAGGTTCTTCTAATACCATCTATATTACCAGTTAAACCATGACCTAAAATAGCAGTCATTGGTCTGATGATTAATTGAGAGGTATTACCTACTGTAGCTCTAACTGCTGATAAACCTGATAGTACATTATTATATCTAACTGACCACATAGCTTTAGCAAATAGATTCATTTGCTTAGGATCAGGACTTTTAACTAAACCTGTTGGTGTAATCTGCTCTGCAGACCACTTCATAAGTTTAGCTAATGTATCTACATCACCATTGGTATGTGCAAATGCATCAACTAACGGACGCATTGCTGAAGGTTTTGTTTTCTTTAGGTTTTTTAAAGTATTAGTAAATCTTACATTCTTAGCATGTATAGCGTTTTCTGCTGATACAAATTCTTCAGTTAACTGCTCAATAACAGTATCTAATTCTTTAGGAGGTATTTGATCAAACCAGTTTTTATTCCTTAATCTCCAACCTGATATATACTTATTAAGAGCATACTCATCCATTAAGAATTCTAATTTCTCAATGATTAAATCCATTGCACGGTAATCATCAACAAATGGAGTTAGTTGTTTAATAGATTGAGCCATAGTAGCAGCTTCTCTACCTAGAGTATCCATAGCTCTAGCAGAAGCTTCACTAACTTCTCTACCTAAGAATCTATCAACTAGATCACGCATAGCAAATGCAGCAGCTCTAGCCTGTTCTTCATTAATAGATTCAACTTTAAACCTACCCATAAGTAGATTTGTTACATCTTTATTTTCATAGAATAGTGCTCTTACATCATCTAGTGATGCACCAGGATCTATAATACTTGTATAGATATCCCATGCAGCAGCATTCATTTGTTTATTAGAGAATCTAAATCCATCTACTAAAGCATCAAATCTACCTAAAGATCTTGTCTCTTCAGCCACACCCATAACAGCTCCACGAGAAGTCTGTCCTACCATGAGTCCTTTTTGTCTCATAGCATCTGTAATGATAGGCGCTGGATCTCCTTCAGTTGCACCATTCTTAATAGAAGTAGTGTCTGCCATATTTCTAGCTACATTAGCAGGAGGTATCGTTTGTCGTGCTTCACCAGATTCATCTAATATACCAGGAGTTATATCTACATCAAACTCGTCAGGGAATAACTCTAATTGGTTTACGTTAGGATCTGCATCTACTAATTTACGTGCTCTAGCTGCAGTTGATTCTGCTGCTCTAGATTTAACATCTCTTTCTACTAAACCTTCTATATCATCAATCATACCTAGTTCACTTTCGATATTAAGCTTTTCGTTGATTAATATATTTTCATTCTGTTTGCTTAATTTCTTAGTAGATAATAGTTCTTCAATCTTTCTAAGTCTAATTAATTTATCAGGTTGAGCTACTTCTGTAAGCCCTTCAAGTTCTAATTGTTTATAATTACCAGCAGCATCATCCAAAGGTTGAAACCAATCTAAAATCTTTTTACCAGATTTAAGTTGTAAATAAGCACCTAATACTGTACCAAATACACTAAGACCTCCTGTTTCTAACATGTTCTTCCATTTACGAACGGAAGTACTATCACCTTCTTGTACAATTACTTGATTAGGTACAGGTATAACACCTTTAGGACCAAATATACCAGGAAATACTTCAGATATAGTACCTAGAACAGTCTGATCTTCTCCTACATCGCTAAGACCTATGATACCTGCTTCTTGTAAACTAAATGCACCTGTACCTATTAATGCCCTAGTAAGTTTAGGCATACCTGCAGGTAATGTTTGTAATTGTCTTACAGTAAATTTACCAGTTTGTATAGCAGGTAAGACAACAGAAAGCATCCTTCTTAATCCTTGATAAATTTCATTATCAAATTTAGTAGCTTCATCCCATCTATCATCTAACTTATTAAAACCTGGTATTAAAGTACCACCTGCATCCATACCAAAATCAGCCCACGCCATACCAGGTACAGAAAGAGCTTCATAAGTATTCTTAAGTGATTCTACTGGATTATTAGCTCCGGGATAAAAACCACCTTCTTCTTTAAATAATAAATCCTTTTCTACTTGATATGACTCATAAGGCATACCATGATATTTCAAATACCATTCATTTCTTAATCGGTTCCTTTCTTCCTTATCTTCTTCTCTAATATAAGGAAAGCCTAAACTTTTTAGATTTCTAGTTCTACCATGTCCAAACCAAGTATTATATTCATTCAGCATTTCATTTTCAGCATTCTTATCTGATAAATCAACAGAACTGAATCCTATTCTACCACCAAATGGAGATTTGAATTGGTTAACTACTTCAGGTTGAATTACCTCTTCTTCCTGATTTTCTTCAATTAATTCTTCTTCCATTATTCAGCTCCCTGTAATGCTGTTTGTTGTAATAGCCGCCCATCATTAGTTAAAAAGTATGGTACTAATTTACTATAGTGTCTAGGTGAAATACCTGCTATTTTTTTTGGCCATTCTTTTTGTAGAATATCTACTGGAGTTAAAGGTATTAGATTATCTTTGCTTGTATAACCTTGTGCTTTTAAAGCATAATTTAAAAGTTCAGTTTGAGATCTACTCTTATCAGAATGCGCCCATATTAATCGTATATTCTCAGGTATAGTTATTTGATCTTCACCTATAGATACAGTATATAATATCTCACTTATACTTGTCTTAGATAGTACATTTTTTTGTTTTAAGACACCATTTACTCTTTCTTGAGAGAATGGACCTTCCTTATAAGTACCTGTTTCAGTTTCAGAACCATATATTTCTTGCCACTCTGGATTAACTTTACCATTAGGCAGAAGCATTTGAGGTCTCTCTCCTTCAGGAAGTCCTTGTAATTTATCTAAAACAGTCTCAGAACTTAATGTACTGTCATCTACTGCGGAACTAGCATATGGTGCAAAAAGCCTCTTACCTGTATTATTATTGTCATCATTTACCTCTATAATTGGTATCTTTTTAAACTCTTCTAATGCTAATTTTTTAGATTCAAATATTCTTTGCTTTCCAGTATATTTACCTTCTAAAGATTCATAGGCTTCTAGTTGAAGTTGCTGTAGATATGTACTTCCATATTTTAAACTTGAACTATCTATGTTTGCTCTAGCTTGAGATTCTACATATCCTTGAACTCTTAAAGTATTAACAACTTGTTCTTCAGACCAGGTCTTAACACTTGTAAATACATCCTCACTACCATTATCTTTCTGCATGCTGCTTAATACTTTAAACATACCTTTATATACTTCTTTCTCAGTGCTGGTTAAAGTATAAAAGTGATATGTAAATTCTGATACATCTCCTTGTCTATATGCTTCTTTTAGGGCAGAATGTGTAACCCATTTTGCATGATCACTTCTATAATTTAATATTTTACGAGCTTCTATTTTTACTGCATCATTTTCACTTCTACCTTGAATAAACTTATTATGGAAATCATCTTCAGCTTTTTGACTACTTAATCCGTCTGGTAGGGATCCTACATATTGATGCATTTTTAATATATTTTCATTATCTGTAGCCTTTCTATCATCCTTTATAGCTGTTACTTTTGAAGTAGTATTAGCTCTTAAATATTTTAATAGTTCTTCTCTAGTACCTTGTTTAGAGAATTTTGTACCAAACTCAACTCCAGTTGGACCATTTTCATCCCATACTATATGTTGGAAATCTCCTATTAATCTTTGTTCACCACCATCACCAGCATAATAATCATTATCTATTAAGTATTTAAAAGTAGGTATCCAACCATCAGTATGTCTATTAGTTTTATCTGAATGCTTTATAAATTTTTTACTTTTCTCATCCCACTCCCATGCATTCATGACAGTAGTAACAAGATTCTCTAATCTAACTGGATGCAGCTCTGCATTAGTATTATTTTTAAAATCAGTATAAGCATTTAATACATTTACTTTACCTAATTCAACCTGTTCTTCACCATATAATTTATTTTTAGCTTTACCAGCTAATTCAAACCAATGATTTAAGATTTTCTGACCAGCAGGGGATGTCTCCCTTATTCCAGTTTCTTTTAATATACGATAAGCATTCTCTACATAAAGTTGATATACATTATCTGAATTTAAAATTAATGGGTCATTTTCTTTCGTTTTTTCTTCTTGTAATCTAGATTCAAATTTATTTTGAATACCAGTATCTGCTATAATTCTATCTGCTAAATTATTCGCTATAACTGGTTGTAATTTTCTTCTAGCTAAACCAGTGGTGTATTTAGTTGCAGTATAATCACCTAACCTTTGGACTTTAATTCCTTCTTGAGTTATTCTAGACTCTTCTTTTATAGTTGCATCGTCGATGGCACGATTTCTTTCAGTAATCCCATCATCTTTATCATCTTTACGTGTCTCATCTTCTTTTATTTGTTTAGCTTGTTGTCTTTTTTCTATTTCATTATAAATGTATGAAGCAGCTTTCCAATAGTTATGGGAGTAAGTAGTAGAGAACTCTTCCCAATATGCAGCTTTTTTACCAAATTCATCTGCAATACTGTTTAAATATTCAACTTCTCTTTTACCTCTTAAAGCAGTAGCATACTCTCTAGTTTTAAAGATAGCGTCTGTTAATTGTTTATTAGTATTGAAATTATCAAGAAGGTTAGAGTGTGTTTTCTCTAACCCTCTGACATAATCTCGACCATATTCATCAGTTCTTATTTGACCTTTTCTTAGTGATTCTCCTACCTGTTCTGCTTGCCGACGTATCGGACCAGTAGGATCACCAACTATAGGTTTTCTGAATTGACCAGTTTTGCCGTAGCGTTTGTAGTCTTTTGCCATGATTTAGTTTAAGTTATTATCAGATGATGTCAAGCATTTTACCATAGGAAGGTATCATACCAGCTATACTACTTATAGTTGAACCCCATGCTCTACCTGCAGCTGCACCTGGATCATAGTACGCACCTTGAACAGGAGCTGGTCCAAAGTCATATTCTTCTAATGCTCGTGGCATTACCCATTCAGTATATGGTAATGCAATAGGTTCGATAACATCAGGTAGTACACCTGGATCTAACATTTTAGATGCAAAAGCTTGTAAGTCTGCTGTATCTTTATCAAGTCCTATTTCTTTTATAATAGAACGAGATGCTCTACCAGCACTTTCTACTGAAGCATTGATAGCTGCTATACGTTTACCTGCTTTCAACCATACACCATGTACTTGTTGATCTAATGTATTACCACTTTGACCTAAAGCTCGTAGCTTTCCTTCATCCATTAGTGCTTGTAATCTAATCTCTTCATCATCAAATCTAGCTTCTGCTTTAATTTCTTCTAATTTATGATACTCTTGATCCATTGCACTTTGTTCAGCCATAGCATTATAATCCATTTGAACATTATAAATTTCATTGGATTTTTCAAATTGCTTATCTAATGATTCTTGTTCATTAGCACGGATCTGTACATCATAATTATACTTCTGTAAATTTAAAGCATCTCTATATTCATTTACAGTTTGTTCATTTTCTGCTCGTGTTTCAAGCTCTAAAACAGCATGTTCTCTATCTGATCGGAGCTGCTCTTTTTTCATCTGCCATGCTGCAGTATCATAATAATACTGTCTATCTGTAGCAGCATTAGCTTGCTCAGCTTGTTTCCTAGCAGCATTAGCTTGTGACATTCCACCGCCTAATGCACTACCAATCGAAGCACCCACTAGTGCTCCTGCTGCTGTACCTGCTACTGCACCTCCTATTGCAGCTCCTGCACCTGCAAATACCAATGGTAGAATTTGACTCTCCATACCAGAGACTGCTAATTCTTTATCTATATGTCTATGTCCTATACCTTTAGGACGCATAGAGTCTTCAACTTCACTATATGGAGTACCAAACTCATTCATCATTTGATACATAAGTTACATTCTCCTATAAAATCTTGGTGAATAATTTCCTTCCCACATCATTGAATTTAATGCTACTGGGAATGGTGTATCATTAAATATTCTTAATTCAAAATTATCTGATCTTTGATGAATAGGTATATTAAATACTGATTGTTCACTTAAAGTAACATCATTAGCTAAGTAAGTATCAGCCATTGGTGTTGGGTTTAAGTCATACCATTCATCTAGATAGATAAGAATATCATCTGCACTATAGATTTTAATTTCAGTACCATTAGTTGGATTAGTTGGTGCTCCATTTCCATCAATAAATATGATAGATTTCTCACCAGTAAACTGGAAATCAGTACCTTCAGTTTGTAGTACTCCTCCTTTCTTAACTTTAATTAAGCTTAAGTTATCCCTATCAAAACTCCAATCAAAGGTTGAGGTAGAACCATTAGCAGTTTGTGTTACACTAGGTATAGAATTAAGTCTTATAGTTGTATCGTTAACGAAAGTAAAGGATGTGCTTTCAAAATTATTAATCTTTAGTTTTATTTGATCTCTATCTACATATGCTATATCATCTTCTATCCAAGAGAAATCTGTTGTAGAATCATCTCCAGTATATACTTTTTTACCTTGTCTTATACCAGTAGATTTTAGTTTAAAACCTAATACACCTGAAAGACCTACAGCAAATTTCATTCTAGCTATTGTTAATCTAGCAGAATAATCAGATTGTGTGTTATTTTCATCTAACTTATAATAAGTCTTAGGTATTTTAATATCATAATCATACTTATATCCAAGGATGATATCACCAGCTACACTAGTTAGATCTTTTCTTGGAACTTTAAAGTAAGTTCCTAATCCATCAGAAGCTCTATCAGGAGTAATTGTAAAACCTGATTCAACTAACTGACCAGTAGTAGCAGAACCTTTAATAATAAGAACTGGTGTTAAAGATGTATCATCATCATGCCTTAAGTAACATTTAGTACCATCATAGACAGAAGCTGTAGCCGTAGCTCCAGATCCTCCTCCACCAGAAAATGATATTACAGCACCATTAGAAAATCCTGATCCACCATTATTTAAAGTAATACTATTAACAGCTCCACCTGATATAGTTGCAGTTGCTGCTGCTCCAGAACCTGGAGTACCCGCAGTTACCCCTGTAGTACCTGCAATAGTTACTGTAGGTGCAGATGAATACCCACTTCCTCCAGCAGTTATTGTAATTGATTCTACACTCTTATAAGCAGAACTATTAGCCGTAGCATATAGATCTATACATGGATTAATTTTCTGACCTTTATTACTTACAATGATAGCATCATCTGGACTCTGACTTAAACTTGCTTTACTGAATGTAAACTGACTACCTTGCTTAGTAACCACTAGCATGTCGTCTTCATCAACAGCTATTGATTGAACAGTACCACAGACTTGCCAATTAAACCAAGCTTCCATTAGATTCTTTTCCCCATCACTATAAGTTCTGAAGAAATAGATATAACGTGAAGTCTGATCTGACATTGCTATGAATTCATTTTCTGCACTAGCAATTAATGTATCTATTGTAGTTGGAATCCATTCATTTACTATACGACCAACGTCTAAAACTTGTGGGTTTTCATCTTGACCACGAGTTATCATTGCAAACACTCTAGTGTAACTAGGTGTCTTACTTAAGAAGTTTAGGTGTGTACCTGTATCTACTGGGTGTACTTTATCATCTGTTTCGTAGTTAGCAATGGATCTAATTGTAGTAGTAGCGGGTGTTAATACTCCACTTTCAGACGTCATTAAGAACTGTTGATTCTTAGAGAATAATACTAAACCTTGTGTAGTAGGTATAGCAGCACTTAAAGCTACTGGTCTTATAGTTGATGCTTTTAAATCAATAGGATCAGAATCAGATACTTGTTGTGCAGAATCATGGAAGAAATTAAACCTTTCTCCTGACTGACTTAAAGTAATATTATCATCTGATAAGAATCCTAATCTTCTATTATCATATACAGAGGATTGGATTTTGTTACCTATAAAACTAGGTTGAGGATTAGTTACATCATCACCTACTAACCTATTAGTCCAAGTAACTTTTCTAAATGTAAATGCATTAGTACCTGTTAGTACTAACTCATGAGGCATTGTAGTATCATCAAATCCTACTGAAACAGAAGGGTCTATAGTTTCAGACCAGTGACCTGTACCTGATGTACCATTATCTGCTATAAACTTACGCCAATAATCATCATATATTACACTACCAGTATTCATAACCTTAACGATATGACCATTAAAGGTTTCATGTGGTAGATCTGCAGAACTATTTACTTGATCTTGGAAAACTTTTAAGTTGTCACCATCTTCACCACCTGTAGCAGTTATAGTAAAGGCTGCTGTATTAGATAATTGTAGTGTGCTTTTATAAACTGTTGTTGTTAAATTGGATATACTTAATGCATCAATAGCTGTCTTTAAATCACCTAATACATCACTATACTTATCAGTACTATTAGATGTATGATTAACAGTCTGTCCTGCGACAACTACAGTATATGCAGTACTAATAGAAGTGCCACTTAATTTTAAGGTAGCTTGTGATTTAGCTGTAAATGATGGTGCTGATTGTACAGCAGCTGTTATTAAATTATTTGATATTATAGATGTATCTTGTAAGTTTAATATATGGTAATTATCTCTGGCTCCTGTAAGGTAAGCTTGAGCTCCTGTACCATATGTCATACTACAAGCAGCTCCTGTTGTAGCATTCCATACAGCTACAGTACCATTACCACTGCTTGGTTTAGGTGTAATACATCCTATAAATTTATCTGTTCCTCTAGATATATAAAACCATTTAGAAGAATCGTATGTCGTACCAGTACCTAAGTTAGAAACCCACTTTAAGCCTGGTCTTTTAGTTAAACCAAACGTAGGGTCAGGATAACCATTAAGACATTCACGGACTTGTCCTGGTCTTTTCTTATCATCAGATTGTCTAGATACTCCACCGAGATAATTATCTACTCGTTGAGTTACTGTTGTCATTATCGTGCTAAGGCTTGGAATGGTTTGTAACTATTATAGAAGTTAGTTCTATCTTGTGGGTGTCCGAAGAAAGTATACTGACCTTGTTGTGTTTCATATTCTAATGCAGTAGATCTAGCAAAAGCTTCTTGTTGTTGTAACATTTGATATTGAGTTTGATCTCCTACAATTCTACTAGATGTTATAGTAGAAGCTCTAGCAGTTATGAATTGTTGTATAGGTTCAGGTATATCTACCCAATCAAATTCCCATATAACATCACACTCTACTGTGTCATGATCTGGCCAAGTATATCGATGGTGTTGTCTATCGTATAATTTACCGCTTCTTCTTACGGCATCAAAGTCTACGTTAGCACCATTCTCTGTTAATTTTATTTGTATTATATTATTTGGTATTGCTATCTCATTCAATGTAGCAGCATCAGCTGATGGTGTAAACTCATAGTGATACTCTCTATTGAAAGTCCAGCCTTCAGCCTGTACTTCCCTTGACACCTGTAATAATGTATCGTAAGCAATCGCAACGTCTGGGTTGGTTTGATCTAGAGTGGTTACAGGAGCCTGACCACATGACGTTAGTATTTGATTTATGGCTGGTAATTCTTGAGTAGCGTTAGTGGTTGGAAAAGGCATAGGTATAAATATTTGTGAATAAAAAAAGGGAGACCGAAGCCTCCCCTATATGTTGGTTAACTGATTATATTACCCGAATGCAGCAGGTGCAGTTGCTGTACCAGCGTACAGTTCAACAGCAGCAGCTGGGTTAAGATAGTCTGCGCCCATGGCGAGACGTCCGAGTATCACATCACCTTGGTAGATGACTGATACATCTCCTGAAGTTACTTGAACTTGAGGTCCGATTGCTTCTACACAACCTGCGGCTTCTCTCTGGAAGATAAGACCACAGCTGTTCTCGAAGTCTGAAGTACCATTACCGTAGTTGTTAATTGTCTTAACGGCTCCAGTACCTGCAGTTTCATCAACCATCTCAACTTCTACGAAGTCTCCGATGTTTCCTGGTGAAGTTACACCTGGGTTAGTTGCAGAACCTGTACCGAACTTAGTACCGTAGCGTCCGAAGAATGGGATGTTCATTGACTTGTAGATCTTGATACCTGCAATCTCAACGATTCCGTTCCCTTTCTGACGGGCTGTACCTTGCTCGTCTCTATTGATTAAACCGTTCTCACCGACTTGTTGGATAAGCTCATAGTACTGTCTAGGGTTAAGTACACCTACACGACCTTCTGTGCTAACTCCTTTCTCATCTAGTGCAGCGGCTGCATCATAGAAAGCATTTACTAAAGCTGTAGCAGAGTAAGCATCAGATCCGTTAGTAGTTGTACCTACACGTACCTGAGTTCCACCTGGCTCGACATAATTAGTCTTAGTGATTGGTGAAGCCTTACGAGCAGACTTAGTAATTGCTTGGAAGATTTTTCTATCATATTTTTCTGCTAAAGCATAGCCGATTTTACGACTTATTTCGCCACGCAGATCGTAATGTGCAAGTGTCTCATCGAGCTCATAGACGAATGCACTGGAGATGAGTAGATCATCAACCGTGATTGTCTTCTGTGCTACTGGAGGAGCACTGTCACTATTACCTAATATACTATTTCCTGGTGTATGATATTCTGCGCCTGTGCGACCTGTATAAATAAACTGTAAAGACTTACCGTTCTTTATGGTACGCTTCATCACAAGATCTCTAGCGATTGTATTGTGCTGGAAACCTTTGAACATCTCTCCAGAAAACAGCTTCAAATACAGGGCTCTACGTTCGGTAGTGGTTGAAATTGCACCATTATCCGCACCTGGTCCTGTTAACAGGGCTGTATTAGAGCCACTGGTAGTTTGATGTGCCATTAACTTGGATTAAAATTTATATTTACTTTCTTGCATGCAAAATTTTTTGATCATTTTTTTGTGGTCTCTCCCACCGTCTAGACGGCTAAAGGTATCCTGCGTACAGGGCTAAAGCCAAAGCGAGATGTCGGAATCGAACCGACGACAATAGCTTGGAAGGCTACAGTTTTACCGCTAAACTAATCTCGCTTGCACAATGAGGGGCGGCTTTACGATGATAATTAGTGTGCAATAGTTCTATCATCAAGAAAAAGGATAGGAGTAAGTAAACCCCTATCCATAATTCATTAACTCGTGAGAGCCTCTTCGAGAGAGTTGTAATCAATGTCTTCATCAACACCAGGGGGTTGAATGTCACTAGGATTTGTATCAGGATGCTCTTCAGGTTTATTGTGATGAGCTTCTGGTTCAGGGGAGAACGAAGTGACAAAAGCTCTCCCAGCTGATGTTTGATGTGCCATAATTATTAAGAGTTAGAATTTAAATTTAGCACCTATCTTAGTGCCATAAGCTGTATCGGCTACTTCATCAGTTAAGAAAGATACTTCACCATATACATCGAACTTCTCAGAAGCAGCTATGGAACCTCCAAGCTTGCCAGAGAAATTTGTGTTACCATCAGCACCATCAGGTGAAGTAAAAGCAGGACCACCTTGAATGTAATATCCAAGAGCACCTACTGTATCTTCGTACCCAATGTGTAGATCGGTAGTACGTGAAGTAAAGTTGTTACCTGTATAAGAACCGTTTGACTCGGCATTAATATAGACGCCAGCCATTGCAGGAGTCGAAGCGATAGATGCCGCTAGGGCTAGAGCAATTTTTTTCATGTTAAGTTAATTACTTATTAGTTTTAGTGTACTCAACACCACGATACTTGAGGGTCATTACGATCTCCAGTACCACAACCCCGTTCCATGTTGTGGATTCATGCGTCCCAATCAAGGGATGAACGGACGTAGTGTTAAGCTAGATCAAGTGGAAAATTATGAGCGTTTCGTTCATGCATTACTTCCATACCTAAGTTAGCACGGTTTAATACATCCGCCCAAGTAGGGACAACCCTACCATTTGCATCAACCACGGATTGATTAAAGTTAAACCCGTTGAGGTTGAATGCCATTGTACTGACTCCCATGGAGGTAAGCCATATGCAAACCACTGGGAATACAGCCAAGAAAAAATGTAAAGAACGACTATTATTAAAAGAGGCATATTGAAATATCAAGCGTCCAAAGTATCCATGGGCGGCAACGATATTATAGGTCTCTTCTTCTTGTCCAAATTTATATCCGTAGTTCTGTGATTCATTCTCTGTAGTCTCACGAATGAGAGAGGATGTAACCAAGGAACCATGCATAGCAGCGAACAAAGCACCACCAAACATCCCCGCAACTCCCAACATATGGAAAGGATGCATAAGGATATTATGTTCCGCTTGGAATACAAACATAAAGTTGAACGTCCCACTGATCCCGAGAGGCATACCGTCAGAGAAAGATCCTTGTCCGAACGGATATACGAGGAATACAGCAAACGCTGCTGAAACTGGAGCTGAGTATGCAACACAAATCCAAGGTCTCATTCCTAGTCTATAACTAAGTTCCCATTGTCGTCCCAAATATGCTGAGATACCGATGAGAAAGTGGAACACAATGAGTTGATATGGTCCTCCGTTATATAACCATTCGTCGATGGTTGCAGCTTCCCAGATTGGGTAGAAGTGAAGACCGATTGCGTTAGATGATGGGACAATCGCCCCTGAGATGATGTTGTTTCCATAAAGTAAAGAACCAGCTACGGGTTCACGAATACCATCTATGTCTACTGGAGGAGCTGCAACAAATGCTATAAGGAATGCTGTTGTTGCTGTTAATAGTGCAGGGATCATTAGGACACCGAACCAACCAACGTAAAGTCGGTTGTCGGTACTAGTAACCCAGTCACAAAAACTCTGCCAGTTATTAGATGGTTTTGTTAATGTTACTGTAGTTGCCATTTAGAAAATGCCAGGAATTATCTGGCCAGTAATAATGTATGAGCCTATAGCTGCAACGAAACCGATCATTGCTAATCTTCCATTGAGTTCTTCTGCATCATTCATAAGTGATACTGCTTTAGAGTTGTTTGTCATAACTATAGGTTGAGTTTCTTGGGGGAAAATGTTTTGCTTACCATATTCAGTGGTAATCATTATTAAAAATTAAAAGTCCAACTTGTGGCGAGGACGATCTTTCGGGTCGCCACGAGTGGTTACGCTTTATGTGCTGCTGCTCCTCTAATAAGTAAATTTATTCTTTCTTCATCAGGCATGTCTCTTAAGCTACCAGAGCGTGGGTTTTGATGAGGTGATAGAGTATCTGTAAGAGCTTTAGCATCACTTAAATATGTCTCTACATTCTCAGGTGTATAAGGTACTATGCCATCAGGTGTTTCAATCATATAAGGATTACCAGAAGGATCGTATAATATATGCTCTTTAGGATCATGTTCACCAGACCATACAGGATTATCTGTATGAATTTGATGGGCTATCAACATCTGATTGTTTTGACCAGCCCAGTCAAATGGTTGTCCTGGGTTAGGGTTAGGTATTACAGGTCCACGATAATCACCAAAGTCATCATATGGATTATCTCCATAACCACCTGGTCCATCCTTTGGTATCAGAAATTCTGCACCTGTTACACCACCAGTATTAGTTCTTTGAACTTTTAGCCTATCAATAGTTCTTAATAAACTTTCATCTTTTAATAACCTTTTCCATGCTTCACCTGCAGGTTGATCACCTCTTACGCCAGTAGCAGGTACACTTTTAAGTTGAGGTTTATCATGTGTAGCTACCTTATCTGGTATCCTGTCTTCATTCTCAATTAACTGATCAACAGTGTATGCATTTTTTTCTAAATTCTTTTGAATTCTTTGTTGTTCTTTAAAACTAAGAGCCATTAGTACCCCCTAATTTTCATTGGGTTTTTCTTTTTCTTTGCTGCTTTCTTTGCAGCTGCTTTACCCTTCTTTGTGTATGGGTAATGCTTTCCATTTACAACAGGCATGATTAGAATGAAACGTCTGAGCGTTCTAGTTTTTGTATTACTTCCTGTCTATATGCTGGATCGTTATCATAACGTGGATCACTCATAGCCTCAACTAATTGAGCTTGACTTTTGTAGCCATCATCTTTAGTTTTTGGTGCTGTTCCTGTTAACATTCGTCCATCATATCCAACAGTATCATTATATCTATATGCAAGAGAACGTACTGCAAAGAACGCAGCTAGGGGATCACCACGTTCCATGACGGCATCAAACATATCTACCTCTTGTTTATTAAGAGACTTGTTTGCCCATTGCATCATGTTTTTATAATTATCTTCTCCACCTACAATACTATGTAGTTGTTCAACATCCTGCTGTGAGAAATCTCTGTTAGCTGGAGGTTGTCCTTGATTATCCTTTCTATACTGAAGATGCATATTAGCAAGATCAGTAGGATTCATCTTACTTAATTGCTCTAAAGTTTCTTTGTTATATTCTTTACCAGAACTAGCTTGCTCCCATAGATCATCTAGGATTGTAGATTGAGGAGTATCTTCCTTATCATTCTTAATTTCTGGAGGATCTTGAGAATCTTCAGAAGGAGCATCAGGTGTTTCTTGTGATCCTAACTTCTTCTCAAGTTCAACGTAAGCTTTTTCTAATGCTTCTGCATCTTTATATTTACCAGCAAGCAGTCCTTCTTGTTCGGACTGCATTGCCTCACCAACCTTCAGAGAATCTTGCTCTTCAGGTGTTAAATTATTCTCCGTGGTAACTGTATCAGTACCAGGATCATAAGTCATTGTTTCTGCCATATTTATTCAGGTGGTTGTCCTAATTCTGCAGCTAGTGCAGGGTTTTTAGATGGATCATTCAGAGGTGCAGATGCTAACTGACCTTGCTGTTTCATTTGCTCCATCTGCATTGCTTGTTCTTGAGCTTGTTGCTGTTCTTGTTGTATCTCTTCCATACTCTTAACAAGATTGAGTACATCAATACCTTGAGCAGCAGCTAACCTCTTAATAACTTCATCAGGATTAATGTATTGTTGGATAGCTTCTGGTCCCATTGTTTGTGCAATGGTTGTTAAGAAGTTACCTAATGCTTGTACGTCTTGACCTCTACCAAGTGCATTGATACCTGCAACAATGATAGGTTTCACCATTCCTTTAGGGATACGTGGTATCTCTCCAGTCTTCTGGAATACACTAAGTTTTCTATTAAGATATGGTACTAGGAATTCAACTGTAAGTAATCCAAAGAGACCACCTAACTGTTGTTCTAGTTCCAGTTGAGTCATCTGTACTTCTTGAGCAGTAGTTCTCTCACTATCTCTTACACTAAGTATAAGGAAAGCTTCGTTTAATCTCTTCTCAAGAGTAGCCATTAACTGGTAGGCTGTCTGGAAATCAGCAGTCTTACCTACTTGTACTACACCTATATCATCAGGTCGTCCTTGAACGATTGCTCCATTACCTGCCTGTGCCAGTGTCTGGGGTTTTGTTGTGCTTGAGGGTGATACAGTAAAGACTACTTTAGCAGCTGCTGCAGAGCCTTCTACGAGTGCCTGAGAGAGTGCTTCAAGTGACTTTAGATCTCCTATAAACTGACCAACTCTACCTCTACCATATGCTTCACCATCTACTGTATTAAATCGTAGTGGTAACCATGGTGTTGAATCTACAGGGGCTTTACTTCTAGAGTCTGGGATGATATGACCGTAGACTTCTTGATGCCAAACGAATCTGTTGTTGTCACGTGTGACATGAGTGTAGACATCTACCTCTTGAGTTTCGTTTGATTCATCATCGCTGATAGCTTTAGCTTCAGCTTCAGGTGGTAAAAATTTTTCGATTAATTTTTTATTGATACGTTCTCTTGTGACTATTTCAATCACTTGACCGTTGCCATCTCGTTCTAAAACAAAGCGGTTAAGAGGGAATAGTTTTAGACCTGCCTTACTCATAAAGATAAGAGCATTACCACCGACAACTAAATGCTGCAGTGCTTGGTGTATTACTACACGATCATCTGATGCAGCAATAGCATCAAGGATAGTGCGCTCTATCTTTGCAAAGGATAGGTCTAATTCTGATTTAACTTCAGGGGGAAACTCCTCACCTAACTGAGATTCATCTACCTGTAATTTAAAGAAGCTGGTTTGTGGAGGGACAAGGCTAAGTGATAGCTTAGAAGCTAAAGCCACAACCCCCTTTGCACCAACGCTTTGCCAAGGAGTCTTCAGTTGTTTCATACCTTTCGCATGCTCTTCATGACCACGGATAAGATATGGTAGTGTTAGTTTCCCTGCATCTTCTGCTTCGGTTAGAAACTGGGAACGTTCGCTCGATAAATAATCGTAACGTTGTTTTGCTGTCATTGTTATACTAGTATTCCAGTATTGAGTTGATCTGTATTATTACCACCAGTACGTATTCTTAAATTAGAATATCTTTTCTTATCTCTAGTACCCTGAGAACCAGCAGCCGTGGTAGCGGCTTGTTCTCTGGTTTGAGAACCTCCTGTTCTCGATTGTTCGTTCTGATTTGTTCGCTGGTTCCGTAATTGATTAGAGAAATTTTCTATAAGTTTTTTCCCTGCTTTAGTACCTTCTATTATTAATCCAGCACCTAAAGCAGCAGCACCATAACCGCCAAGATGATCTAACCTTGCTATCTGCATATCCTTATTATTCTGTGCTTTTTTAAACCCACCAGTTGCTGGATCAATTAAAGAATCAATTTTCTTCTGAAGATCATCATCATCAGCCCAATCACCACTACCATCAAAGTTATAAGGTAGGTCTGAGTCATCACTAACGTATGGTACATTACCACCAGCTAATTTGAAGGGTGATTTGTAAGGTTCGTAAGGACTACTAGGCTTTTGGTTTGGATTAGGTTTCTGCCTAGTATCTTTATCTGGTGGTGGTAATGGATCTGCCATTGCTAATGGATCTTTACCACCTATCCAACTCCAAGGATTTTCACCACGAGCACGATCAGCATTATAAGCAATACCATATTGAGAAGCCCAGTTACCTAGAGCTCGGTCATGAATTGTGTTCATCTGATCTGACAATGCTCTATGTTTAGAACTTGCAGCATCCGAAGCCGCATATCTTCTCATAGCTTCTGCTTTTTCAGCAGTAGTACCTGAAGTTCTACCTCCTAAATATCCTAAAGCATAATCAGTTGCTTTCTGATAATCAGACCATGCAGCATCTTGTTTTTTCTTATGTGCTACTACTTCTGGAAGCTGCCAGGTATCTACAAATCCTCCATAACCTTGACCCCATAGAACATCAGGTGTGATTCTCATAGAATTATTCAAAGTTCTAGCCATTATTATCGCTCCACTCTTTCATTGTACCATTCAACTACGGCACGTTGTCCTGCTTTATACATAATACTTGCTAACTCCTCTTTAGGATGTGGATTTACTGGTGGAAATCTTTCCTCCATTTCTCTGAGGAGGGATTCAGGCGTTGGACCTAGTAAAGGTTCAAGCGTATTGGGGTAGGTTTGTGTTTGCATGTTCAAAGAAAGCTGGCATTCTAGCCGCTTTGGTGTCAGAAAACTCTGGAGCTTTCCCTTCATACATTAAGCGATCTGAGGCATCCAGCCAAAATTTTTTGTCTAAATATTTATCGTAGGTATTTGTACCTAGAGGCTGGAGTACCCAGTTAATAGTGGCTTTCCTAAGTTTATCCAAAGAAGGGCTAGCAGATAGACCCAACTCAGCGCATACAAGAGAATTACTTCCGACATGGATCTGCTCGTCCCTTGAGATGTCGGCAGATACAGTCCGAAGAGCAGGATCCCCATTAAACCTAAAGAAAGGGAGTAGAACAAAGAAGATTGCTCTTTCAGCCACGAGAGCTTTGGTAATAGTGTGATCAGGGTGTGCAATCCATGCATCTCTTAACTTTAATGCCTCCGATTCTGCTTGTTCATCTGCACCATGAGCATCGACTATGTACCCTAGTGCAAGATCATGTTTAATCTCGTCTTTAACGTTTGATTCAAGAAGTTCCCTCGCAATAGTGGGAACCTCTTTCTCAAGACCTTCTTTAATAAATTCTCCAACTGGTAGCTCCATATGACGTATTGCGAGAGCACGTTTGATGGTTTCTTCAGCACCTTCTTTTACCTCCCCTTTGGTTGGTTGTACTGGTGTCCAAGTTCTTTTACGTTCTAGTAATTTTTGATAAGGATGTTTTCTCATTATTCTTGACAATCACAGGTTATTGGCTCGGTATTTCCGAGAATGTCCTGCAAGTAATCATCGACTTCGGCTTTATCTAATGCTGCATACGCATCGCTCTTGTCCTGTAC